AAGACAACTATGCCATCGATGACATTCTGGAGTTCATCGACAACAACAACGAAGATGATTTCGTTGCGTTCTATGAAGAATACGTGACTCACGGTGAGGACCTTGGATATGATGTTGTGGATGCATTTGTAGGATATCACGGCATCTCCTACGTTGAGCACGTTCGTGATGCCTACCGTGGGCATTATGATTCGGGTGCTGACTTTGCCGAAGAATATTATAACGAAATCTACGGTGATGTTCCTTCCTTTCTTGTTGTTGACTGGGAGGCAACTTGGGAGCAAAGTATGAAGTATGATTTCGATTTCGTGGATGGTTACATCTTTGACAGCAACTTCTGAGGTGTGATATAATACAGAGAGGAATGAGTTTGCCTCTCTCAACGTCAAAAGTTACTCCTGTGGTGCTAATCATACTGTACAATATTGGTGGTAGAGGTTATAGGGAAAGGGGTGGTGCCCTTTCCTTTTTTCTTGCATTATATAACTATTTCAAAGCTGCCCCAGTGGCGACCGTTTGCGTCATCAGGGCGACCCTGCCCCTCTCTCCCTTGTCCCCATATTATAAACCCCTTAGAGGGGCAGCACGAGGGGTCCTGTGCCACTTTCTGTACTGGCACCCGGTTCCCCCCAGACCCCCTGCAGACCCCTTATAATTGATTCAGTTAAGAGGAACCCCTGATGACTGACGCACAGAAAGTTGAGGCACTGACTGAACTTCTGGGGAATGTGATTCACACTCTTGAGATGAAACAATACGACATTGATGATGCTACTCTATCTCATCAATGTGAGGTGGAGGCAGATGCTTACCATCAAAAGATGAGTGACATTCTTTATGGTGTGCCAGTTGAGGAAGTGGCACACTGACCACCCCAGACCCCCTGCAGACCCCTTATAATAGCAGTATGAAAAACACCCACCTTGAGCACCCCGAAGACACCATCCTGACGGGTGACCTTTCCGTTCTGGATTGGTTCGTGAATCCTGGCAACCTGAGCGTTAAGGTTGATGGTGCGCCTGCTATTGTCTGGGGAACCAATCCCGCGACTGGAAACTTCTTCGTGGGCACCAAAAGTGTCTTCAACAAAGTTAAAATCAAAATCAACGAATCGCATGAGGACATCGATGCAAACCATGAGGGGAATGTAGCACAGATTCTGCATTCGTGCTTTGATCATCTGCCCCGTGTGGAGACAATCTATCAGGGAGACTTTATCGGTTTCGGTGGATTGAATGAGTATACTCCGAACACCATCACCTATAAGTTCGGTGACATCGTAACCCAGAACATTATCATCGCTCCTCACACTTGCTATTATGCTGAGAGCGACCTTCGTGATGCCGTTGCTATGCCTGACCGTAGCATCTGGACTGACACTCAACACGTCAAGTTCGTGCAACCTGAAGCATACATCCTGCACAATCAGGAGTCCTTCGCTGATGTTGAAGAAGTCTGTAAGTTTGCCCGTGTGATGGCACTTGCTGTGAAGTTCGTTTCTGTAAAGGAAGCGGCAAAGATTAAGCAACAACTGAACGCCTGCATTCGTTCGGGTCGTCCTGTTACAAATGCTGAATTTGATTGTGACCCTAACCTGCTTGGACTGTGGGCACTTGTGAAATCTATCAAAGATGATTGCCTGCATCTGTGCCGCAATGATGGTCCTGCAGCATACATCAACGGCAACCGTATTGATGCTGAGGGTTACGTGATGACCAATGAGTTTGGTATGTTCAAACTGGTGAATCGTGAGGTCTTCAGTTATGCTAACTTCAATCACGGTCGGTTCCAATGTGCCGGTTGAGGAACTGTCACACGGGGGGTTGAGATGCCCCCCAACCCGTGCCATACTACATTTGTTGAGAGGGAAACCCACAATGTTTGATGAACTCTGGAGTGAGATTGCCGACAGTCAAGGTGAGATTTTTGACCTTGACATTCCCGAACTTCGTGATGAGAAGTTTGATGTGAATGAGTACCTGAACGCTAACTACGATTACTGATGACCTATAAAGAACTCCTGCAACAGTTGCAGCAACTCACCGAAGAACAACTGAATTGTGATGTTGCTATTTGTTGTGAAGATGATGAAGATGAGTATTATCAAGCATCTGTTGAGTTAGTATTTGCGACTGAAGAATGTATGGTACTTGATGTAGACCACCCTATCATTCGTTTCTAATGAGAACCCTTACACTTCAAGTCACCGAAGTTTCCTTTGGAGGTGTGACACCCTGAGAACTGGCACACGCTGCCCGCTGGGCTGCCCCCTGACCCCCTATAATTAATCCATACCAAACGGAGCGCCTCAAATGAAAGTCTACGCTGTGATCGGTGGTGATTGTGAAGGGCAAGACTTCCATTCTCTCGGACTGTTTGATTGTAAGTCTGCCGCTGATGCTTACCGTGATTATCTGGTGGATGTTGAGGGATACGATTATACCCTGATGGAGATCCGTGGGGTCTGTATGGAGTCCGCCATCCTCCCTGCCGCCTGAACAACTGGCACACCGGGGACACCGGATGCCCCCCTGACCCCTTAGAATTATCCCATACCAAACAACCCAACCCAATGCGAATCGAAGTCCGCTACCAGACCCCCTACGGCGAGTGTGAGTGGCGCTCCCAATGGTTCCCCACGCTGACGGAAGCGGAGAAAATGGTAGACTTCTACCGCTCCTGCGGGTCACCCTCCCACATCGCCCCCAGCAGTCTGGCACAGTTTGAGTATCTGCCAGAGTATCGCCGCAACCACCTGGCATAGTGGCACAAGGGGTCTCCCCCCGCCCCCCTGACCTGCTACAATTAACTCAGTTCACACCCCGAACCACGATGAAATTCAACACTCACAACCTGATTGATGCCGACCTGTTCTACTTCGGTTTCGACCTGAACGCTCCCCAAACTTCCGGAGAATACCTGGGCATTAGCATCGGCACCCTGTATCTGGGAATCTATGATCTGGGCAGCGGTCTGGAGTTTGCCTGCGGCATCCTGAACGAAAACGGTGCCCTCTGAGGACAGTTGAGGGGGTGGCACAACGCCGCCCCCGAACCTCCCTCCGACCCCCTATAATTGATTCATACCAAACAACCCAACCAAATGGCAACCGCAACCTACCAGACCTGCCTGACCGATACCACCTACAACGGTTGGACCAATTATGAAACCTGGAACGTTGTTCTGTGGATTCAGAATGACGAAGGGATTCAGGATTTGATTGAGCAGAATGAAATCTGCTGCTATGAAGAACTGCTGGAAATGTTCTATGAATTCGGTGCTAAAGAAACCCGCGACGGTGTGAAGTGGAACGACCCTAAAGTCAACCGCGCAGAAATCAACGGCGACGTTTTCGACTTCTAATTAATACAAACCTGGAGGCACGTTAGCGGTGCATCGGTAAGTCCTCCCACACTTTCATTAACATTTTTCTCTCTTAATTATGTCCCGCGATGTCCTCCTTTCACTCCTTCGCCAAGGTTCCAATGGTTCGGAGATTCTCCAAATTCTTGATTCAATTGCTGATGGGGTTCCTGATAGTGTCGGTTCTGATTCCGCTGCTACTCCTACTCTGACTGAAATTCAGTTCTGATAGCTAACCCCTGTGCCGGTCAACCCGCTGGCACAGGGTCTCCGCTTGGGGCACCGCTGACCCTGTAGAATTATCCCATACCAAGCAAACGAACCGAATGACCCGCTACGATGTGATCTGCCCCTCCGCTCCCTGGGAGAACACTACCACCGATGAGGACCGTGCCTGGGACCTCTGCTACTCCCTGTCCGAAGACTACGGGTACGCTGAGGTCCGCTGCAACGGGGTCGTGATTGGAGACTACGGCAACCCCTCCACCTTCCTGGAGTGGCGCTGACCCCGCCCCCAACGTGCTACAATACTCTCAACCGCAACGGACCCGATGAACCTCTACATCCTGAACGAAGTGCTCTCCGACTACACCGCTGGCATGGCGGTCATCGCTGCCGAATCGAAGGACGCTGCCCGCGCCATCTGGATTAAGGAGTTCGGTGGATACCACGCCGAGGACTTCGACAAGTATGCCGAATTCACGGTGATCGAAGGCGTCAACCATCCCGCTGGTCTGGTCGCCCACGTCTTCGGAGGGGGTTGATCCTCCCTCCCCCATCCGTGCTACAATTAACCCAGTTCACCACCTCCGACCGATGACCCCAATCAAGGTACGTGACGCCCGCCGCCTGATTCTGAAATCCGGGGGCACGATCAAACCGGGCGGCAACCATGATAAGGTGACCCATCCCGCCATCGCCCGGACCTTCCACCTCCCTGCCCATGGCAGCAAGGGACGCCCGACCCTCTCCCCCGGCATGACGCACGAATTCCACAAGTTCCACGCTCTCATGCTTGCCGCACGATCCGCCGCCTGATCCGTGCTACAATTAACGCAGTTCACCACCACCGACCGATGACCCTCTACCCCTACGCCGCCTGCTCTGACCTTCGGACCCGTCAGATCAAATGGATCTCCCGTGCCGATCAACTGAAGAACGGTTCCCGCCCCGGTCAGTACATCCACTGGGGTGTGTCCGCTACCGCCATCGCCGCCCAGTTTTCTGAGACGCACTTCGCCCCCCATCGTTGCCCCATTAGCGGGTGGGTCAGTCAGCAGGGGTGAGTCCCTCCCCCGCCTCATTCGTGCTACAATACTCTCAACCGCAACCGACCCGATGAACTTCACCGTCACCCGCCTTCCCCGCCGTGGTCCCCGTAAGGGTGAGACCCTGACCCGTAACGCTCAGCACGGGCGCGGCGTTGCTATCGGTTCGGTTCGTGATGCCGACCTCCCCGCAGGGGGCGCATCTCATGCCGTTGGCGCTGGTAAGGGGATGACCATCACCCGCGTCACCGGTATGGGTCGGGTGATGGTTGCCGACCTTGAGACTGCCATCCGCAACGCTAAGGATCAGCACCGCGCCGACCGTATCGCCGCTGCCCGCGACCGTCTGGCAGATCGCGTCGGGCACTCTGATCTGGCAGTTCGCTTCTGACCCTTAGGCGTTCGTGCCGAGGCAGTCTGGACGTTCGTGCTGGGGCAGGGTTCTTATGGCGTCCTTCGGGGCGGGCGCCGCCGTATAAAAACACCTAACTACCCTAACCTACAAAGTGTTACGGAAGCGAGAAATATATAAGCACCAAATATAAAAATATTTTTCGCTATATAAAAATAAAATAAGGTTTTATAAACACAGAGATGAAAAAAAATTCCGGAGAAATTTTTGAGTCCGTACAGGTTGATCCAATTACTGGCGACTACTATGTGATTATTCCAGAAATTGTGGCAAACGAACTTTCATGGTACGAAGACACAGAAATTCAATTTAAGATTGAAGGGGATGAAGTAATTCTCACAGAACGCATAGATTGACAATCACTACATAATATTGTATGATACTGAAGTAACTACTTTCAATTATGGCTAAAGGATTTACCGTAAAAGCAAATGCCCCAGTGGCAAACAAAGAACCAGAATGGGATTATGATCTTGCGCGAGAAATGGTAAGAGGCAAATCAATTGTCTTTTGTCTTCCAGGAAGAGGAGTCTCATATACCTACCTTAAGAGTTTTGTACAACTCTGTTTCGACCTAGTGCAGTCCGGAGCAAGCATTCAAATCTCGCAAGACTATTCATCGATGGTAAACTTTGCAAGATGCAAATGTTTAGGTGCGAATGTGCTGCGTGGACCTGATCAGATTCCCTGGGATGGAAAACTCAAATATGATTGGCAACTTTGGATTGACTCGGATATTGTCTTTAATACTGAAAAGTTCTGGCAACTTATTCTGATGGATAAGGATATTGCCTCCGGATGGTATGCAACAGAGGACGGGCACACCACATCGGTTGCTCACTGGTTAGACGAATCTGATTTCCGTGGAAATGGTGGAGTCATGAATCACGAAACCGTTGACTCTATTAGTAAGCGTCGTAAGCCATTTACCGTTGACTATGCAGGATTTGGTTGGCTTCTGATTAAACACGGAGTATTTGAACACTCCGAAATGAAGTATCCGTGGTTTGCACCTAAGATGCAAGTCTTTGAGTCCGGAGAGGTTCAGGATATGTGTGGAGAGGATGTAAGTTTCTGTTTGGATGCAAAGGAAGCAGGATTTGAAATTTGGTGCGATCCTCGCATTAGAGTCGGTCACGAAAAAACAAGAGTCATTTGATGTCTAACGAATTTTACAACATCCTCTGTAAAGGTCGTAAAATTTATTCCAATCTTACAGAGGAAGAATACTTCAATGCTATGGAGGACCTGTCAAATCAGTTTTATGAGACAGGTTCTCCAAATCCAAATGAAATTGAAACTGAAATTATAGGAGAAAATTAATGGCAATTAAAAAATCATCGGGTGGAAAGCAGGTTATCGAATCTCTTCCCAAGAAAACTAAGCAGGGTTGTGGAGCTCATACCAAGTATTCTGCTACGTCTCGTAATAAAGCTCGTAAAAAGTATAGAGGGCAAGGAAAATAAATGTATCTCTTAGATGGAAATGATGAATGGAAGAATATTCATACATCAGACCTCTGGATTTACAATAAATTATTCTTAAGTCGGGTTTTGGGTTATACATGTGGTCCTGTTGGCACCACTGTTCCAAAACCCGACTTTTATATTGTACGACCATCCTTCAATTTACTTGGAATGGGGCGTTTTGCTCGTAAAGAATGGATTGAAAAATACACGGATCACATCCATCCGGCAGAATTTTGGTCCGAAATCTTTACGGGAGAGCATCTAAGCGTTGATTTTAAGAATCAAAAGACAGAATTAGTTGTTTTGGGAACCAAAGATGACAAAGATCCTTACTACAAGTGGAAAAAATGGGAAAAAATTGATAAAAAAGTTGAATTTCCCGAAATTCTACAAAATCTGAAGGGTAATTATGAGTACATTAACTGTGAATTTATTGGAAATAAGTTAATAGAGGTTCATTTTCGCCAAAATCCAGATTTTAGACATAAAAATACCGTCGCAATTCCAATATGGAATGAAAACGATTTGGATCTTTATGATCTTAAGAAATATAATTTTATAAAAGACTCGGAATATGAAAGAATCGGTTTTTTAGTTAAATAAATAAATTTTTAGAAATAATATAGAATAATTGAAACAGAATTCGATGGGTAAACACCTGCTTTTAGAGGTGTATGATGTAAAATTTGACCTTCTGAACGATAGTATTACCCTCCAAGAAACAATGGAGCGCGGAATTAAACGTGCTCAAATGACAATACTTAATATTTTTTCACATTGTTTTCTACCTCAAGGGTGTACGATTGTGATTGCACTTGCAGAAAGTCATGTTTCTTGCCACACCTGGCCAGAAAATGGTTCTATTGCCATCGATGTATATACATGTGGTGAAGGAAACCCTAAATTGATTGCTATCGAACTATTAAAATACTTAAATTCGAATAATTTTAGACTTCGTGAGATAGATCGTTAAATAGTAATAGGAGATAGAAACCTCCTTTATAAAAGTTCTGTTTTAATTGTTTAAAACAGGAGTTTCACAAATGCTATTCGAATCTGACGACAATCAAAAAAGAGTCATTCAAGAAGTGGTTTATGATATGGCACCAAAACATAATTTAAAAAAACAAGTTGAATTGCATGAAAAAATTCGTAATGATGAAGACTATGATGACTGGACCTATGGAACCGAACCAAATTACGGTTCTTCTTGGAAGTAGATATAAATAAATAAAAAACTTTTGTTCGATGGCAATTCAAAGGATATCCAGATCATTTAAAGATATCAGTTTATCCTTTGAACCACATCCAGTGACAAAGGATTTGCCAATATTAAAAAATGAAAATGCAATTCGCAGATCTGTAAGAAATATTGTAGAAACTATTCCAACCGAAAGATTCTTCAATTCATTACTAGGATCTGATATTACAAGAAGTTTATTTGAATTTGTTGATTTTGGTACTGCATCAGTAATACAAAGTCAGATTGAAATATCCATTAATAACTTTGAACCAAGAGTTAATAATGTAAAAGTTCAGGTAGATCCTATTCCGGATGATAATACATTTAATGTGACAATTATTTTTGATATTATAGGACAAGAATTTCCAACTCAAGAATATTCATTCATACTAGAGGCAACGAGATAAAATGCCTTTTACTAAATTTACAAATCTAGATTTTGATCAGATAAAGACTTCCATCAAAGATTATCTTCGTGCCAACTCCACATTCACGGATTTTGACTTTGAGGGATCTAATTTTTCAGTATTAATAGACACTCTGGCATATAATACCTATATTACGGCATTTAACTCAAATATGGTAGTAAATGAATCCTTTTTGGATTCTGCAACTCTTCGTGAAAATGTTGTTTCATTGGCAAGAAATATTGGTTATGTACCTCGTTCAAGAACAGCATCAAAGGCGCAAGTATCCTTTAACGTATCCACCATATCAAATACTCCAACACTAACCTTACAAGCAGGTCTAGTATGTATTGGTTCTGTAGATAATACTTCATATACCTTTTCAATTCCGGATAATATATCATCAAATGTTGTAGATGGGACGGCATCTTTTAATAATATTGACATTTATCAGGGAACTTTCCTGACAAAGCAATTTGTGGTGGATGGATCCCTGGACCAAAGATTTATATTAGATAATTCATTTATTGATACTTCTACAATTTCAGTATATGTTAAAGGAATTAACGATAGTGGACTTGGTATAGAGTATTCTTCGGTTGATAATATTCTTAATATTGATTCGACATCAACAATTTATCTTTTACAAGAAGTACAGGATGAAAAGTATGAATTACTTTTTGGTGATGGATTAATTGGTAAAAAATTAGAAAATAATGCAGTAATTACCGTAAATTATATTGTTACTGATGGTGAAGATGGTAATGGAGCTTCTTCATTTTCCTTTTCTGGAAGCATTAGAAATGCAAGTAATGGAATAATTGATGCAGGTTCAGTCTTAATCACAACAAATCAACCATCCCAAAATGGTTCTGATATAGAATCTATAGATTCTGTCAAATATTTTGCTCCAAGAATATATTCTTCTCAATATAGAGCGGTAACATCAAGAGACTATGAGGCAATTATAAAAAAAATATATCCAGATACAGAATCAGTTGCTGTTATTGGCGGTGAAGAATTAGATCCTCCGGAATTTGGTACGGTATCCATAAGTATTAAACCAAAAAATGGAACTTTTGTTTCTGACTTTTCGAAGTCAAGAATTTTATCTCAATTAAAACAATATAGCATTTCAGGAATTAATCAAAAAATAATCGACCTTAAAGTACTTTATGTGGAAATAGATTCATCAATTTATTATAATTATTCTCAAGTATCCGCTGTTGAGTCTCTAAAAACAAAAGTCATTAATTCATTAGATGAATATTCAAATTCTTTAGATCTTAATAAATTTGGAGGAAGATTCAAATACAGTAAAGTTCTTCAAATAATTGATAATACTGATACTTCTATAACTTCTAATATCACCAAAGTTAGAATAAGAAGAGATTTAAGAGCACTTGTAAACCAATTTACTCAATATGAATTGTGCTTTGGAAATAAATTTCATGTTAATGGCAGCGGATATAATATTAAATCTACAGGATTTAAGATTTCGGGAGAATCGGACACGGTATATCTTACAGATGTCCCCAATTTAGATAAAAAAACAGGAATTTTATCAATAGTAAAACCTTTGAGCGATGGAACCATAAGAGTTATATCAAAGTCTGCCGGAACGGTTGATTATTTGAAAGGTGAAATAAAACTTGGAACCGTAAATATTATTTCAACATCTAAAGAAAATAATATTATTGAAATACAAGCATTTCCAGAATCAAATGATGTTGTTGGATTGAAAGATTTATATTTAAATTTTAGCATCTCAGAAAGCACAATAAATATGGTAAGAGATGTAATTGCTTCTGGTGATGAAATCTCTGGAACAGTATTTTCCAGAGATTATTACACATCAAGTTATTCAAACGGGAATTTAATAAGAGCGTAATATGATACAAACTGGGTTCGAATCTAGAGTTAAGATTCAGCAAATTATTAATAATCAACTTCCAAATTTTATTTTGGATGAAAGTCCAAATGCGGCAGAATTTTTAAAACAATATTATATTTCTCAAGAATATCAAAGTGGACCCGTTGATATAACAGAAAATTTAGATCAATATTTAAAATTAGATAATTTGACACCTGAGGTAGTAGTAGATAGCACATATATTACGTCTGAAGTTTCTCCTACCGATACTGTAATTACTGTTACTAGTACTAAAGGATTTCCTCAAAATTATGGATTATTAAAAATTGACAATGAAGTCATTACATATGCTGGATTAACAACTAATACTTTCACTGGATGTATTCGCGGATTTAGTGGTATTACCAGTTATCATGCAAATTTAAATCAAGAGGAATTAGTATTTTCAGAATCAGAAGCAGCATCACATGCTAATGAATCGTATGTGCAGAATTTAAGCTCTTTATTTTTAAAAGAATTTTATAAAAAAATAAAGTACACGTTTACTCCAGGATTAGAAAATCTTGATTTTGTTCCTAATCTAAATGTCGGAAACTTTATAAGAGAAGCAAGATCTTTTTATCAAGCAAAAGGAACCGATGAATCATTTAGAATTTTATTTAACATTCTTTATGGAGTGACTCCAAGAGTTGTAAATCTAGAAGATTTTTTAATTAAACCATCTTCTGCAGAATTTATTAGAAGAGAAATTGTAATCGCAGAAAGAATCTCCGGTGATCCTTTAAAATTAGTTGGTCAAACAATTAAAAAATCTACTGATGAGAATACTAGTGCTTCAATTTCAGAAATAGAACCATTTACTAGAAATAATATACAGTATTTTAAGATTTCACTTTTTGTTGGATATAATGATTCTTCATCTGTTGAAGGTAACTTTGCAATTACACCTAACACAAAATGCTTAGAGAATGTTTCTATTGGTTCTTCTGTTATTTCAGTTGATTCTACAATTGGATTTCCAGAGCAAGGAACTCTTATATCCGGAAATAATACAATTAAATATACTAATAAAAGTATAAATCAGTTCTTTGGATGTACTGGAATTGAAGACTACATCTTATTATCCGATAATATACGGTCCGATGAAATTTATTATGGTTATGAGAATGGAGATATTACGAAAAAAGTTGAATTTAGACTCACTGGAGTGCTATCAAAATTTGTACAAATATCAGATAATTTAAATTTAGATGAAGATCAGATTATTTCAGTTAAAAGTATTGGAGACTTAATTAATAATCCCGAAAGTAATAAAACATATAAAGAAATTTTTGCAAATTCTTGGATATACAACACAAGTTCAAGATATCAAATAGAAAACATTAATAATTATACTCTGACAAGTCCAATTGATAGATCTAGTCTAAAAGTTGGAGATAGAGTTGAAATTGTAGAAAGAGATAGTAATAATGTAGTATCTTCATCTACAAACATAGCATATATTTCGGAGATTAATTTTCAAGAAAATAGAGTTGTTTTCAATGATTTAGTTTTTACTCCAGAATCTGGAGTAAAATATGATTTGAGAAGAAAAGTTAATACTGCACGTAGTCTAACGGTTCCTATTGAATTTGGAAATAATGTCATTTTATCTGATATTCAAAATTTATATGTTGATAAAAATTATGCTTATGTCGCTTCCAATTCATTACCATCAGGAAGAGATGGATTTAGCGGAAATTATACATATGAAATAATTAAAAATATTAAAACGTCTAACGCTATTTCGTTGTCTGATTTAGTAGATGACAAATATACAACTATATTATTTCAAAGTAGTGTTCCATTTATAACAGGTGACAGGGTTTATTATCAACCCTCCGGAACAAATATTGTTGGATTAGATACCGGAGACTATTATGTCGAAGTTCAAAATCCAAACAATGGAATAAGATTATATTCATCTAAGTCATTTATCGGTACAAATAATTTCTTAACATTTTCTAATTCAAATTTTAACAATCAAATACACAAATTTACACTGTATTCTCAAAAATCTGGGACAATTGGTGCTCAAAAATTACTTAAAAAATTCCCATTATCAGAAAATATTACCAATATTAATAATGGAACTGCAGAATTAACAATTCCAGGAACAACTGGTATGTTAATTAACGGAGTTGAAATCAGTAATTATAAATCGAATGATAAAGTTTATTATGGTCCGTTGAAATCTATTGAGGTATTAAATGGAGGAATTGACTATGATGTTATTAATCCTCCATTAGTGTCAATTTCACCCGGAAAGGTATCAACTGCTCTAGTTCAACCAGTAATCAGTGGATCTATCAAAAAAGTTTATGTAGATTCTCAAGACTATGATATTGACAAAATTGTATCTATTGATATAACTGGTGGTAATGGGTCTGGTGCTGTCATAGAACCTATAATTACTAAAAGACAAAGAGATATTTTATTTGATGGTAGAACTACAACAAATTCTGGAGGAATTAGTACAACTACATATCAATTAACATTTTTAAGCGATCATAACTTAAATAATGGCGAACCTATAATTTATAATTCAAATGGAAATTTATCTATTGGAATAGGGTTTAGTGATTCAACCTTAATTAATAATTCAACATATTAT